AACGCGAGTACCGTGTTGCGCTGTTAATGCGAACGTCATACCGCTACGGGTATCTGCCATGAGATCACGATATTGCAAACTGATGTGCTTACCCCATGCGCGTTGTAATGCAGCAGCTTGACCTTTCTTCGCAGTGTTGATTCGCGCTTCACCTACCAGAATATCTTCAAGCTCAAATAACTCGATAATCGCTTCACGTTGTGCCACACCTTTATCACCACTGTTGCCGTGAGCAGCTTTAACAATGTCTGGATGACGCGCTAACATTGAATAAGCCTGACGACCAATCGTCATAATGTTGCCACGCATCACCATGTTATCCAGCGCAGTCATTAGCACACCAATAGGATCGGAGTTTGCAAAGTCACTAAACTGAGCTGCACCCGCTAAAGTTTGTTGGCTGCCTGCCGCATAGTTCGCTGCATTGAAAACAAGGTTGGCAACACGCACTTCACGACCAAGCTCAATCAGGTTTGATGTTTTTTCAACCGACTTGCCTAGTGGATCATAATTTTCTGGCGCGTTGTCGATGTCTGCTTGTGGAATGGGATCGTCCAAACCAAAATCTTCAGTTGAGTCTGTTACTTCAGTTGCAGAAAAATTCACTTCGTTAGGGCGAGACTTACGACCCACTTTACTGTCTGGTACAGTAAAGCCTTCGGACATGTCATGTTTAAGATATTTAAACTCTTCTTTGTTGACGGGTACACGAGGTGCAACCTGATCAGCAATCATGCGTTTGTTTTTATACGCGATTGAAATCGCTGTTAAATCCGGTTGAATAGGAAACGGTGCTGGCATAATTATTTACTCCTAATTTAATTTTTTAGTTAGTTACTTATTAACCTTGCATTACGCCAGGTGCATAATCCATTGGGCCGATATCTCCAGCAACGGCACTTACCGCCGCGAAGCCTACGATGCGAACGTTAAGACCTGCACCAGGTGCAGCTTTAATTGCTTTGCCATTTGCATCAGGTACCAACTCATCACCGCGTGTGACAACGCCACCGTATTCAACATCTGGTTGGCCGCCCTGGTTAACGTCAACACGTTCTGTCGTTGCTGCACCCAATTCACCAGTAATGCCAAACGAAAGGTCTGCAGCTGCTGAAGATTGAATGACTTGGTCATCAGAGCTGCCGCGCTTAACAATGCGAAAAGCAGCAACGGCACCTTCGGCAACATAATTTTTTGTAAAAGTCGGGTTCATAATTTATTTCTCCTATTAGCCTTATTTATAAATAAGCCAGATTACTTGTTTTGTTTGTTAATGTGGGCAACCGCTTGGCTAACACTAATGGTGATGCCTTTATCGGCTTGCTCTTTTTGAAATTCAACCGCAGCATTAGCAATGGCTTGTGCATCGTCACCATCAACACCACTAGATTCACCGGCACCACTTTCTTTAAAGTCAATCTGTTTACCCAACGCTTTAGTGAAATCATTAAACCAATCAAGCGGAGATTTTTTAATCGTGCCTTTGCCATCTTTACCTGCAGAGAATTCAAAATTTGCTTCATCAGCATCTGAAAGTTGCAGCATAAACTCAGACATACCTTCCGCTTGTGCTGGCAGTAATTTGCCATCATCAACTAATGCAGAAATATTTTTGTTAAATTCAACAACTAAACGTTTATTGCGTTCTGCTGTTAATGCTGTTTTATGAGCTTCTTCTTTTTGAGTAAATTCAGCATTACCTTCTTCTTTTGCTTTTGTTACCGCTTTTTCAACAGCGGCATCCAGCTGTTCTTTTGTGAACGCAGACATGGGTTCATCTCCTGTTTTTGTGGGTTTTGGTTTTGAATAAGATGGGGTGGATTTAATGCCTTCATCACGCAAGTCTTTTGCGTGCTCAGACAAGTTTTCAATTTCATAATCTGGAATAACGCTATCCGCTGTTTCAACATCATATTTATTAATGATGAACTCACGAAAGCGGCGCATCATGCGGCTTAAAATATTTGGGGTGATGCTATCTTGGTATGCATAGTCAAAGCATTCATCGTCGGTATTGGCGTTGTAGATAGAATCCATACCTTCAATGGCAGGTGGCACAGCACCCAAGAAACCAACATGCTTTAAATAAAAGCCATCGGCACCTTTACCGATTCTAATAGAACGGTTTGGCCACAAACCTTTTTCAACACCTTCGGCAAACTCATCGTGCAATTTGTCACCTTTAACAGAAAGCACATTGCCTTCACGTTTTAAGTCCTGAATCCAACCATAGGCAGGCGCATCTGTTTTAGGGTGACCAATTACCATTGGCGCACCACTAAAGATATTGTTATCTATTAGCTTCTTGGTGTTGGTTACAATCTGGTCTAGCTCTTCGCCACTCCAAACTTTCTTTGTGCCGTTAGAGTCAACTTGTTCACCGCCAACAAAAGCAGGGAAAAAGTCATCGAGACCTTTGAAGTCATGTGTTTGTGTTTTTGATTTGTCCATGCCGTGAAGCATGAGGGAAAGGACGTGGAGGGAATAGTCGTGAATTATTTCACTACTACTTATATTCTGTGCTTTTTATATGCTGCATGTACTTGAAGACAAACGCAAGAAATAAATTTTAACCCTATAATAAGAGGAAAATAATTATGCTTGGTTCTATGAAGTTCAAATATGTCATTTTGGCATTATTAATGAGCATGGCGATGATGATTGCAATGGCAGGGCCAGTAACGGCTGGCGGTTATTCTAATCCCGCTCATGAACATGCTACTGGTCTAACTCATGTTTATTCACTTTCAACTGATGTTGCTTCTAATGATGCAAGCAATAAGCTGATGAGTGATGAAACTATGTTGGTTGCAGATAAAGAAACCGATAACATTAGTTCATATAATAAGAGTGACTCCCCGCAAACATTTGCAGACAGTGGTTCAGGCTATTTATATAAACGATATTATTCTGGAACAGCTCAGCACAGTAATCGACATGTTTTAGTTGTGAGTTTTAAACATCGAGCACCAAGTGATGGTTGGGATGATGTGAAACGACAATAAAGTAGCGATTAAAAACAGAAACTAATAAAGGCAGCACAGTGGTGCTGTCTTTATCTATATGCAGGTATTTTTATGGGTAAGCGAATTGAACATTTAAAACGGCTAAAGAAAAATAAAGGGCTGCTGTATATTTTTTATATGTTTGCGGTCGGGCCTTTTCTCGCTATATGGCTTTTAATAGGCTGGTTTATAAAAGAGCTTGGTGAATGGATGATATGGGCGGGTGGCAAATTATGAGTTATTTGCAGTGCTAACTTATTGTATGCTCTCTAAAATCAAACAACTGAGAAAAATATCGCTGCAAGAAACCAATTTTTAAAAACTGTGCTTTAGGGAAACCCATTGCGCGCATCAATTCATTATGACAAACCGAATCTAGCACCTTAAGCACAGGTGGTTCGTCCGACTCAATATCCAACCGTTCTGCTTCAAACTGTTTTAAATTTTTCCCCGTTATCTTCTGTGCAGATATTATCGTTTTTTCCAAGCCAATAAATTGTCTGGCTAAGTCAGAATGAAGTCGTGCCATTTTGGCTGTGCCGACAACTAAATCAATAGTGGCAAAAATAGCAACGATGGCCGCTGCTGATGCCGCAAGTTGAGGGGCTTCTTTAAGCGCAGCAAGAACGGCGCTCGATCCAAAAATAACCGAGATAGAACTGGTGAAGATATGAAGCCGATCAAAAAACATGCGCCTTCTGTGGTGATACCGCACAGAGCGGCGCACACCAAACAGGAGATCATCTTTTTGTTTTTTAATTTCAGTCATCGCTATCTGAATTACCATCGCCTTCTGAGCCACTAGGTGGCTTATGAGTATCTACAATTTCAGTAATGTTTTTATTAAAATCATTTGCGCTTTCAGTGAAAGTATCTTCTCTATTGTTAGACTTATCAAGGTCGCCTTGATTAGAATTTTTATTTTTATCGTTCATTTATCTATTCTCCATAGTTTTATTGTTATTGTTTTTTTTCTCGATGATCTCTTTAATTTCGGATGCTTCATAGTTGATATTGTGAAGAAGCTCCTTTATTTTCGTGTTGTTTTCATTTGGGCTTGAAATTGCTTCAATAATTGCCGCGCCAATTAAAAAAATAACCGCAATTATAATCTGTAAATAACCGATAATTTGTAAAAAGACAGTTTCGGCTGTATTTATTTTTAATAATGAAACCAGCCCTATTAAAATAAACATGATGAGAAAAAAGATGCGCATATTTACTCCCCCTTGATGTATTTGTGATTAAATGCGCTTAAATATTAATTTAGCGGCCTTTATATTTTTAGTTTTTATTCGGTGTTAGCTGACAAGTTAAAGCAACCATTTTTTCAATTTCTATGGCGCTTGCTTTAAATTTCACGTTATTTAATTTCATAGAAGTTTCTTTTCCCTTTGTTGCCGATCTAATTACGCCACTCAATTTATTCCTTTCTTTTTCTGTTTTTATATTTAAACCAAAATCACCAAGATAAAGGCAGCGAACCATTGCATCGGTGGCCTCTGCTGATGTTGATAAAAAAGTCATGATGCCAGCATTATCTTTTGTAATACTCATCACAGCATTTTTAAGGTTGTGTTTTGCGATCCAAGCAACATTATTATCAGAACGCTTCCAACCAGTAACTTTGAATATTTTTTCTTTGGTAACGAACTGTTTAATTTTATTTGCGTCATAGTCGGCAGATGAGATAGTTGGCAACAATATCACCAAAACCACCCCAATTATTACTTTTTTCATAAATTCCCCCTGTTTATATTATTTAACCGTATTCAAAACCCATTCAAAAACGCTTGTGCGGCGCGATTGCACTGGGACAGCTAACATCATAACGGTATAGGGGGGATACCGGCTTTAAAACGGCTCTCAGTGCGAGAACCTGATTTTGTTAAATTTCTACTTTTGTTTCTCTGTACGGTTTAGGTAAAGGTAGTAACTCAACCTTGTAACCATTCCAGTCAATTTCATTTGTTGGCTGAGTAAAATCAAATCCGGTTCGTTTTAAGCGAGCAGTGGGTGTAATATTTTGAGCCACCATCGCTTTAAGTATTTTATTTTCTTGTACCGTGTCCCAATAGGTACTCATAAAAATAGTTGCAACAGCACCGAACAACATCCAAGCAATAGGGTGGTGAGTTCTTGTTGGTTTTATTGCTGTTTTATCTTCCAGCTCTTCTGGTGACTCAGTCGATGCTGATTTTTCTTCCGCGAGTTCCTTCATCGCTATCAACCACTTTTTCTTTTTGTTCATTTGTTTTTTCCTCTTCTTCTGCTTCAGATGCAAGCTGTAATAAATCAATTACATTATCGGGCACTTCGTTGTCTTCGTCATCTCGAATGAGGGGGTAAAGCATTCGGATCACTTTGGCTTTTTTTGCGGGAGGTACTTTTAAGGCAAGCTCACTAATATATAGTTCAACGCATTCAATGGCAATTTCTAGGGCTTCGGGATCGAATGAGTCGAATTCGTCTATTTCCAACTCTTCAGCTGCATCGTCAATCATCATGGGGGGCTTCCCATAAAACAACCAATCCATAGAAATGCCTTTTTCGTATGCCCATGAAACAAGCTCCCTGTATGGGGCTGTACCTCGCTTTCTCCATGTAGGTATATTGCTTCGAGAAACAGACAACTCCCTTGCAACAGCCGCATCTTTGTTCGAACCAATAAACTCTTTGACCCGATTAAGAAGAACATCTAATTCATTGTCATTATTTTCGAACATATCGTTGACATACTCGTACAGTTAGTTATTATGTTCAGCGTGTCGAACATATACGCTCATTTTATCAAACAAAAAGGCCCTAGACGGCCTTACATATATCATAGGTATCAATTATGCACCACGCAGACATATTTTGTCTCTTAATGAAGAAAAACGTGACGCTCACCGCAATCGCTAGAGAAGAAGGTGTTGTTCTCAGCGTTGTTAGCGAAGTCATCCGTAGCAAAAAAACCAGCTTTTCTGTTGCCACCGCCATTGCTGCCAAAGTAGGTAAAAGCCTCAACACGCTTTGGCCGGGCAAATACAGCCACACCCCACGCTCTTTACGTCGCGCTTCTGCGCGGCACGAGGTGGCGGCATGACCAACACATCAACCGTTCGACGTCGCGTTATTGCTGGCCAAATTATCACCATCAATGGGGCTCGCTATCGGAACCCGAATTGGAAACAAGGCCAGTCAGTTTCTGTACAGACTTTGTCAGGTGTTCCAGTTGATCCTTGCATTCAGCCAGTTCTTCTTGGTGTGAATTCTGAGTCTGGTGAATAACATGAAAACACTTCGTCATTACATTTCCTTTTTCGCAATCTGCATTGTATTGGTCGAAACCATCGCATTCATAAGCATTAACGCAACCAGCAAACATAAAAGATATTTGTTTATCCAATTCTCTACTAGGCGGAATCAAATCAACGGGCACCATAAATTGGCCGCAGTTTGGGCATTGCTCAAACAGATCTGGATTCCTATGCACAGCCCATGTGTTTGGCTTCTTCTTATTGGTTTCTTTCAACGTGTTACAAGCGCCATTACTACATATGTATTCAATGGTCATGTTGTTTGTTCCTCAGTTAATTTTGATGCAAATAGATTACTACCAAACGGAGTTTACGTCAGTGGAAAATAACGATAAAAAAATTACCACCATTCAGCCGGATTTGTTCCAGCAACTTGCTGAGCATGAGCCTGAGTATTTATCTGCCAATGCGCCGGACTTAGATATCGAGCAAGAATTTTTGGGTGCGATTAAATACGCATTGCGTACCGCAAAGAAACGCGGTTTGGGTCGAGAGCGCATTGTTGAGCGAATGAACTTGTGTTTGGCCGAAGAGCTTCACATTACCAAACGCCAGCTTGATGCCTGGTGTGCAGAGAGCAAAGAATATCACCACTTTCCTGCCATTTATTTAGATGCGTTCACCTGGGCAACCGGCGGCATTATTTCCCCCTTTGAAGTTTTGACCCGCGCACTTGGCCTGCACTTATTAGATGAACGCGAGCAGTTAGCTGCCGAACTGGGCAAGACCGCAATGGTAAGAGCGGAAGCCGCAAAAATGGAACGATTATTAAAACGACAGTTAGAACGATAGGAGAAACATCAATGCCCACAATAGGTCACAGATTAAAAGAAGAAAGAAAAAGGCTTGGCCTTAACCAGACCGCCTTTGCTGAATTGGGCGGCGTTAAAAGAAAGGCGCAAGGCAATTACGAGTCTAATGGACGGCGACCGGATGCGGAGTACCTTGCGGACATTGGAGCTGCCGGTGCGGATATCACATATATAGTGACAGGCGATAAACAAAACACAAGTCTGGAACTAAATGATAAAGATTTTATCGATTTTTCCAAAGTCTGTTGCGACCTAGGCTTAATTGTTGGATGCAATTATAGCTACGCAAAGTTTCTTTATGCGCGCATTGAAGAAACGGGCAAATTTATTGATGAGCTTACGGTAAAAGAATTATTGGCCATACATGATGAGTGTGGTCGTTTGCTCAATAACTAAACAATTAGAACGATAAGGAAAAAACATTATGAGTAAAGATTTAACTACAGTGCCATCACATATTGCAAAGTTTGTTGAAAGCTTGGAATTAAAGCCGGTTGACCAACTTGCCCAAATGAAACCAGAACAACGAATTGATGCAGCAAGCTTCGGATTGAAATTAGAGCTGGCAGGAAAGCTTTATACGGGTTTTGCATTAATGGGTTTAAAAGAACAAATGGGGCATGGTAAATACATGGCTTCACTTGCAGCAAAAGGAATTTCAGCTCGCTCGGCAAGCTACTGTACAAACTTAGTCGCACTAGCCATTAGGATACCATCATCAAACTGGAGAACGTTTGCCGATTTGGAGCCGTCAAAATTAGACCTTATGACCTCATGGTCAGATAACGAATTAAAAACTTTTGGTAAAGGTGAAGAAGTCCGTGGCCTAACGATCGATGACGCAAAGGATATGTCGGTACGAGATGTTAAAGCTCAACTCAAAGAAGCCCAGGCCAGCAACAATGAGCTTGAACAAGAAATTGAAAAGAAGAGTCTCGCTCTCGCTAAAGCCGACGAACAAATACGACTCTATAAGAAAAAACAAAATAGCCTGGAAGGTTTCAATTATCCACTTTCTATTGAACGTGTACGTGTTGAGTCTTCTGTTTTGTCTGCACAGGCTGTGCAATTTATTGATGATATGGAGCAGCTTGCGGTTGAGTTAACCCAAGCCTCTGACCTTAGTAAAGAAAATAAGAAACAAGAGGCTCAGTTCTCAGCCGGTGCATCATCTTTATATTTAAACCTTAAAGCAATTCATTCTAAGGCTGCTTACTTAATGAAATCATTTGCTGGAACAATTGGTGAAGATTACCTACCGGACAAACCAGAAGATGTGCCTTCAATGACATTTGAAGAAGCTGAAAAAATTCATTCTCTGCATCAACTGTTATTAGCTGAGGCACGTCTTGGTCGTGACTCTCGTGAAAGCCAACGTAAAACAAAACGCAAAAAGGCGAAAAAATGAAACTTGTGCCGAACCTTAAAGTTGTGAGCGAAAGCACCGAGCTTGTGACCGTGAATGATGCATGGCAGCGCATTCCTGAAAGCAAGAAATTGATTGCAAATGATCGCGGCCAAATTGTTGCAGAAGTTAAGCAAATTATTGTAAGCGAAGGTTATTCACAGCGTGCTGCCATTGAACTTTTATTGTTACGTGTTTCAGTAGATGAAGGTGCCGATGATAGATTGATTGAGTTGATGAAAACATTAGGAAAAAAAGGAAAGCTTCCAAGTTACTCAACAATTAATCGATGGGTAAATGATTTCAATACATTTGGTTTGATTGGCTTGGCTCCTAAACACAAAGGAAGCGAACAACAAAGTTATGGTTGGGAAGCACGCGCGATGCGTTTATATAGTTTGCCTAGTAAGCCGGCTGTTAATGCTGTTGCACGTAAACTGATGTCAGAAGATTTTAAAAATGTAACTTATGATCGCGTCTACCGATTCATTATGTCTTTGCCTTCTCATATGGGCGATAAAAGCCGTGGCCGTATGGGAACGCGTCTTTATACCAACACACAAAAATCATTTGTTCGTCGCAGCACTGAAAATTTACCTGTTGGTGCATGCCTTCAGGGCGACGGCCACACGTTAGATCTTTATTTAAAGCACCCAACGGGTAAGAAACCGTGGCGCGCTGAATTGACTCTTTGGTTGGATGTGGCTAGTCGTTATGTTGTTGGTTGGTTTGTGAGCGATGCTGAAAGTGCGCACTCAACACTATTTGCTTTGAGTCATGCCGTTCTAACGCATAACCATATTCCTACAATGTTACATATTGATAATGGTAGCGGTTATAAAAATAAAATGATGAGTAATGAGTCTACGGGTTTTTATTCACGACTTGGAATCGACATTATGCATTCATTACCTTACAACGCAAAAGGCAAAGGCCATGTTGAGCGTTTCTTCGGCACGATGGAACGTGACTTTAATAAATGGTACCCAAGTTATTGTGGTGCGGACATGGCCGATGAAGCAATTCAACTGTTATTAAAGAAACATAAAAAAGGCGAACTAGAACTACCGACACAAGAACAATGGATGTTTGATTTTAATGAGTGGTTGGTTCAGTACCACAATAAACCGCACGATGGTTTGAATGGTAAAACACCTGCTGAACTTTGGTCAAAGCTTGAAGCTTTTCCTCTCGAAAATAATATGCAAAGTCTGGCATTGTTTCGACCACAAAAAATTCGCACCGTTCGTCGTGAATCAATTCAACTAGATAGCCGTGAATATATGTCACCTGAACTTGTGCAGTACAACAATAAAAAACTCACCGCTGAATATGATTTACATAACGATGCTTTTATTCGTGTGCTTGATGATAAGGGCCGATGGATATGTGATGCCAAGCTTGTGAAAAAAGCAGATTACGTTCCAGCATCTCGACTTAAAGAAGCAGAGCAGAAGAAATTGGCTTCATCCATTAAACGATTGGAAGTACACATCCAAGAAAAACATGATCGCGCAGGTTCCGCTATTACCCACGATCAAATTATTGATGATGTTGAAGCGATGTCTTTAGAAGACGATTCAACATTATTAGAAAAGACAACGGGAACCGAAGTTCCCGTTGATATCAACCTCGGTGACCAGACCGAAGATGATGAGATTGATTTTACAGATCTAAGCTATCTGAAAAAAGACAAATAACTGAAAAACCAACAAGGGGATTATATCAGATGATAGATGACACAACAAAAAATAAACGCGGTGCGTTTAGCCATCCGACTCAGTGGCATGATAAATATACTGAGGAAGATAAAAAACAGATCAAGGATATTCTTGACTGGGTTAAAGAAGGACAAAGCGATATGCCTGGTGCTGTGCATACTCGTTCATTAGCAAAGCTGAGTCGCGTATCTAAAGTACACACTTCGACGTTAAGTACGATTGTTGCGGGCAAGTATGTGAGCTCGCCGACCAAGCACCTTGTGAAAATGTTGGATGCAATTCGTCGATGGGATATGCGAGAAGAAGAAGGTTTAAATAATTGCGCCCTTGTCGAAACCTCGGTTTATCGCACCGGGATTGCCGCGTGCAAGCGCGCACATTTATATCGTAGCTTTACGGTTTTATCTGCTTATGTGGGCACAGGTAAAACGCGCGTTTTAAATTATTATGCGGCGAACAATTCAAACGTTATTTTAATTGAAGCGACGCCCGATATGAATGCGAGCGTTTTGCTGAATGAACTTATTTCTAAAACGAATGCGCTGGTTCACAAATCCCATAAATATGCCAGCGGCACCAAAGCTGATAAAACAGCGGCGGTTATTAATGTGCTTAAAGGGTCAGATAGTTTGCTTATTTTAGACGAAGCCGAAACGGTTAATACCGCAACGCTCGAATACGTGCGTCGTATTAGTGACAAAGCCAGCATTGGTGTGGTGTTGGCCGGCACTGAAAAACTTCAACCTTTAATTCGAGATCCACGAGGTCGGTTTGGACAAATAAGTTCACGCGTTATCTATTGGCCTCCAATTATTAAAGGCATTACACAAGATGACTCCGATGCATTAGCAACAGCAGCATTAAGTGACTTTGAAGTCGAACTCACAGAAGAGGTGCTGGATGCCTTTTGGCAAATGTGTGATGGCTCTGCCCGTGTTCTTGTTGAGGCGTTGATTCCGGGCGTTAAAGATTATGGGTTGAAAAAGAAAAAGCAGCTCACACCTGAATTGATTTTTAAAGTAGGCCAAAACTTACTTGGCTTCAAAAAAATATGGAGGGCTTAATGATGCAAACGTATAGCGATGAATACCTTGAGCATTGGGGTGAGATTTACTTGGCGTGTGATGCGGCTAAGAGCACGATTTACTTTGAAGTTTTTTTGCAGAACCCACAGGCTTTCATGGACGCTATTACTGCAACGGAACAATTGCATGGCTCGCTTGATAAGCTTGAAATGTTATTACCCATTATTAAACGTGATGAAGTTAATGACGATGAAGCTATACAAGAAGAAATAGAAAAACGGTTTGAACGTAAGGGGCATGTGGTGGAAATGCACGGACATAAAAACATAGAACGTTTACGCCATCGTGAGTGCCCTAAAAAATGGAAAACAAATACGCGCGTAAAAACAGGAGGTGTCTCATGAGTGAAACGATTGGCTACTGTGAATGCTGCGGCATTATGGAGCACCACCGTATTGATGGCTTGTGTGCAATGTGTGTACAAAAAGCTGTCAATTTTAATGAAGTAAAAAACGAAATACCATTAGGGGTTGAAGCGGCTGATATTTCAACGATTGACGGTTTTGTTGGGGAGAACATTAATGTCTCACGTTGAAACGCATTCAGGACGATTGGTTGATTTAACAAACCCTATGCCTGAGCAAATCACCTTTGGTGATATTGCTTGGTCCTTATCTCGCCAATCTCGATATAACGGGCATACACAAGGCGAGCATCCCTACTCGGTTGCACAGCATTCGGTATGGGTGGCTTTTATTACGCAGCACTATTTTGAAGAAGATCGATTAGTCACATTGCAAGCGTTGTTTCATGATGCACATGAAACCTACACAGGCGATATTGCTTCACCACTTAAATATATTTCTGACTTGCATCGTTTTATTAAACCGATTGAAGACGGTTTACAAAAAGCAGTTCATAAATCTTTTTTAATGCCTGAGCCAACTGATGACGCAAAAGAAATAATTAAAATGGCAGACCAATATGCGTTAGCCGTTGAGGCACATCATCTTATGGGATCTCGTGGTAAAGGTTGGGAGTGCATGAATGACTTACCCGATGAGTTGTTAAGTTTTTTCTGGCGACCATTACCTGCTGATGAAGCACGTGAATTGTTTTGGATGGCAAAAAATTATATAGACCGTGGTTTTAAATTGGAGGAACTATGGCGCTCCATTTAAGTTGCCCTGAATGTGCTGCCCAGTTCGATCTTAGTCAAGCATTGGAAGATGCTGATGCACGACGGTTAATGGATTTGATTAAAGATATTCAGCCGCTTGTTATTCGACCTTACTTTCGTTACCTCAAGCTATTCAAACCTCAAAAACAAGGGTTGCGTTGGTCAAAGATGTTGACGCTAACAAAAGAGTTAGCACCTATGATTAAGGAAGCACAGGTTAATTATAACCATGCCACTTATGTTGTACCACCTACAGCATGGGCTGAGGCTATGAATGATTTAGTGGACAACCCACCTGCAACATTAAAGCTGCCGTTAAAGGGGCATGGCTATCTGCTTTCAATTTTATCGGCTAGTGCAGAAAAAATGACAGCAAAAGCCGAACGTAAAACAGAAGAGAAAAAACAACGACCACGTGAAGGCGT